GATAAGCATGCCATGGATTTGGCTTGGTCGTTCGCAAGAAGAATGTTCAGTGCTATGTCTGGATCCAAAGTTATGCATGATCCAGAAGCTGTTAAATCAGAGATGAATATGCAAGCGTCATGTGGGTGGCCTTACAATTTGTTTTTCTCTGACAAGGCAGCATTTTTTAAGGAATTTGAAGAGGTTTTTGGAATTAACCCAATTGAATTTCTTGAATCGTACTGGGAGGACATTGCAACTGAAACTCCTAGGCATGTGTTCTGGACTAATAATGTTAAAGAGGAACTTCGACCCATTGAGAAGTTGCTCATTGGTAAATTACGAACCTTTGTTGGTTCTTCAATTGACCACTTGTGGGCTTGCATTAAAATGTTTGGGGACCAAAACCAAAGATTTTATAGCTCAACGGCTCAACATTGGAGCTTTGTTGGTGCCTCCAAATTTTATGGGGGTTGGAACACAATGATTCGTCGTCTCCTTCGGTGGGGACCTCTCTCAAAAGGTTTTGCACTTGATGAGAGTGAGTATGATTCTTCTATTTTTCGTGATTTGCTTGAACAGGCAGCTCTTTTTCGTTTTGAAATGCTTGAAGAAGGTGAACGTACACTGGAAAATTGGAATCGTATTTGTAATCTCTACCGGGAAGTAATTTACTCTTTAATTGTTTCTGAGGAAGGAGATGTGGTTATGAAAGAAACTGGGAATCCTTCCGGTTTTGGAAATACCATAGCTGACAACACCATCATTCTTTTTGTTCTTGTGTCATATGCTTGGATAAAAATATATGAGAAGCGTTTTGGCCACACTACTTCTTATGAGGATCTTGTAAGAAATGTATCAGCCTGGTTATGTGGTGATGATAACACCTTTTGTGTGTCTGAGGAATTAGACACGCTAGGGGAACCTATCATTTCCTGGTTCAACGCTAGGTCTATAGCTGAAATCTGGACCTCACTTGGTGTTGTTACAAAAACTGATGATTGGGAACCACGACTCGGTGTTGAGTTGGATTTCCTATCACATACTACAGCTGTTGTACATGAAATGTTTGTTCCGGTTCCGGAATATCAGAAAGTAATGTGCTCAATGGCCTATCATAACCCTAGCCCACTTAACCCAAAGTGGTCTTTATTACGTTGTAATGCTCTGCGTATAGAAAGTTTTTACAATTTAGAATGCCGTCAACTTCTGCGTGATTATCGAAACTGGCTCCTGTCTCATCCTGAGATAGGTTCTCTTGTTCGTTGTCCTCGGGGAACTTTTGGTGATGCTAAGGATATTTTCGATTTCTCCGAAATTGAATCTGTTTACAAATCAGATGCAGAGATAGAACAATTGTATCTTGCAACTGAAGCGTATGTTGCCGAAGGCTCTCTTTTAAACTTGAATGGTGTTCTTGATAAGATGAATATTCATGTTGATTTTGATCAAGCGG